TATGAAGAAGAAACTGACATCTGCTAAGACAGCAAACGACCCAGATTCAAGAATCAATAAGTCACTTCGTAAGTGGAACTGCTAGTATGAAAAGTTTTCAAGAATTTTTACAAGAGAGCGTCACTATTCATGGTGACTTCAATGGTACTCTGAATCTTGGTGGCGGAGAAAACTCTGCTCCACCAGAACAACAGGTTGAAGAGAACTATCAGTATCTTGCTGATGTTGTATGGATGGGAAGCATTTATAGATTGAAGTTGGAACAAGGTAATTCAGTCAGACTTCCAACCAATCAAGAACTTGCAGAGCAACTTCAGGGTGAATATCCTGGAGCAATTGTTCAAAGAATCTATCCAGTTCAAGAAGCACCAAAAGTAAAAATAACAAATGTTCAGAGATATCATCCATCTAAACTAGAATGGCAGTAAGTTATGGCTCAGTGGAATAAGAATACACAAGATTATCTAAACCAGGAGAGAACACTTCACGAAGTTTTCATGTGTGCAGACAGATATGGAAATATTGGAGATTGTGGAGTAACTACTGGTACAAGCGGTGGAGGAGTTGATGCTTTTGGAAGAACAAGAACATCGCAACCATTTACTCTTGCAGATTACTCTCACGTTTATGGTGAAGAAGTAGAACTTCTTACGAAAACTATTGGTGCTGGTGCTACAACCGAAGTAAATCCAAATACAGCATCTATTGCATTAATTGTTGGAACTGGTGCAACAGATCAGGCTATCCACCAATCCAGAATGTATCACCATTACATGCCTGGTAAGTCTCAATATATAATGGCAAGTTTTAATTTTCTTGATGTAAGAGAAAATACAACAAAGAAAGTGGGATATTATGATGATAGAGACGGAGTATTTCTTCAGCAAGAAGGAGATGGTACTGTTTCTGTTGTAAAAAGATCACATAACACAGGAATTGCCAGTGATACAGTCGTCAATCAGGTTAATTGGAATTTAGATCCTATGGATGGCACTGGTATTACTAGTATATCTTTGGACTTCACTAAAACACAGTTGTTTGCAGTAGACTATCAATGGTTGGGTGTGGGTAGGATAAGATGTGGATTTGCTATAGATGGGCAAACTATCTACTTCCATGAATTTAATCATGCTAATATAGAAAAACATGCATATTGGTCACTTCCATCACTTCCAATTAGATGCGAGATTGCTAATACAGGAGCTGCTGTTGGTATTACATCAATGGAACAAATTTGTTCCACTGTAATCAGTGAAGGTGGATATGTTGAAACTGGTGTTGAATTTTCAGCATTTGATGGACCAATAACGTTATCAAGAAATACACAAAACACATTTAGACAATGTGTTGGTGCTATTAGACTGTCTAATACATTCAAAGGAATTCCAAATAGAACAACAGTTAGATTGACTGATATTGAAGTATTAAGCGAATCCACAAATTGTAGACTTGAGATTTGGAGATTACCAAGCAATAGTAATATTACAGGTGGAACTTGGGTAAGTGCTAATGATGATTCTGCAGTTGAATATAATGTTGGTATTGGAACATATTTTACAACAACTGGTGGAGACTTGAAAAACGCAACATTACTTGCTGCAAATAACCCATCAGGAAAACAAGCAGCATCTGTGATTGGATTGGATCCAACCTCCGCTAAAAGATCTTATATTGCACAAAACATTGATGCTAATGATAGTAACATCTTTGCTGTTATTATAACAAATTTGTCTGATAATACTGATACGCGTATTTACAATGCATTTCAGTGGAGAGAAACTAGGTAATTTTTATGAGTAATGATGATAACAATAACAACCCAGGTGGATAATAAATAAGAAAAAGACTAGATTATTATGCCTGACAATGATGTCTACTTGGGCAATCCTCTGCTCAAGAAAGCAAACTCTAGGATTGAATTTACCTCAGATCAGATTGAGGAATATATCAAGTGCAAAGATGATCCAGTTTACTTTGCTCAAAACTACGTTCAGATTGTAACTCTGGACCATGGTCTACAACCTTTTAAAACTTATGAATTCCAAGAGAAGTTAATCAATAATTTTCACAATTACAGATTTAACATCTGTAAGATGCCACGACAGACTGGTAAGTCTACTACTGTGGTTTCATATCTACTTCATTACGCTCTCTTCAATGACAGTGTGAACATTGGTATTCTGGCAAACAAAGCATCCACTGCTAGAGAACTTTTAGCAAGACTTGCAACAGCTTATGAAAACTTACCCAAATGGATGCAACAGGGTGTTTTGGTTTGGAACAAAGGTAATATTGAGTTAGAAAATGGCAGTAAAATATTGGCAGCATCTACATCTGCGAGTGCTGTCCGAGGTATGTCGTTTAATATCCTCTTCCTCGACGAATTCGCTTTCGTTCCAAACCATATTGCAGACTCGTTCTTTGCATCTGTTTATCCTACTATTACTTCTGGTAAAAGCACAAAAGTCATCATCGTCTCCACCCCACACGGGATGAATCACTTCTACCGCATGTGGTATGATGCGGAGAAGGGAAGAAATGAATATGTTCCTACAGATGTTCACTGGAGTGAAGTTCCAGGAAGAGATGAGGAATGGAAAGAACAAACAATCAAGAACACATCTGAACAACAGTTTAAGATTGAGTTTGAGTGTGAGTTTCTTGGTTCAATCGATACACTAATTGCTGCCAGTAAACTTAAGTCTTTAGTTTATGAGCAACCAATTGAAAAGAATTCAAGTTGTGACATCTATGAAAGACCTAGAAATAAACATGATTACGTTGTTACTGTTGATGTTGCACGGGGTGTTGGTAATGACTACTCTGCTTTTGTTGTTATTGACATAACTACTTTTCCACACAAAGTAGTTGCAAAGTATAGAGACAACACAATTAAACCAATGTTGTTTCCAAGTGTCATTTATGAAGTTGCAAAGAATTATAATGAAGCATTTATTCTTTGTGAGGTCAATGATGTTGGAGATCAAGTCGCATCAATCTTACAATATGACTTAGAGTATCAAAATCTTCTTATGTGTTCAATGAGAGGAAGGGCGGGTCAGATTGTTGGTCAAGGATTCTCAGGAAACAAAACACAACTTGGAGTGAAGATGTCCAAGACTGTGAAGAAGGTTGGTTCACTCAATCTCAAAACAATGGTTGAAGAGAATAAACTTTTATTCTGTGACATTGACATTATTTCTGAATTGACAACATTCATCTCTAAGAGTAATTCTTTTGAAGCAGAAGAGGGATGTAATGATGACTTAGCAATGTGTTTGGTCATTTATGCTTGGTTGGTTGCACAAGATTACTTTAGAGAACTGACAGATCAAGATGTAAGAAAAAGACTTTATGAAGAACAGAAGAATCAGATTGAACAAGATATGGCTCCTTTTGGGTTCATCTCTGATGGTTTGGATGATACTACTTTTGTTGATAATCAAGGTGATAGATGGTATGACGCAAAATCTAATATGCTCGATGAGTATGGAAATACCGCAGGTGGTTGGGAGTTGTGGAATTACTGATGGATATAGATGAACAAATTACTCTTGGACATTTATTATTAACTGATAGAAAGTGTCGTGTTTGTGGTGAAACCAAAAACCTGATTGAGAGTTTCTATAGAACAAGAAAGAAGAGAGGACCAGTTGCTTCCTCTTATTCTTATGAATGTAAAGAGTGCACTATTGAAAGAATATTAGCAAACAGAAAATCAGATAATAGGTGGGAGTATCCAGATTGGTAGTTTTCCTACCATGTTTCCCCTGTGAAAAGTGACTTTTTCCTAAATATTTTACAGATAAACTGAGAAATTAAAGGAGAAAAACATGGCGACTCCTCAATTATCTCCTGGTGTATTAATCAGGGAAGTTGATTTAACAGTCGGAAGAGCCGAAAACGTCCTTGATAACATCGGTGCTATTGCGGGTCCCTTCTCTATTGGACCAGTCGATGAACCAATTCAAATCGACACCCAACAGCAACTGATCAATACATTCGGACAACCTCTTTCTACAGATCGTCAGTATGAATACTGGATGACCGCAAGTTCTTTCTTGAGCTATGGTGGAGTCATCAAAGTTGTAAGAACAGATGGTGACAATCTCAATAATGCTAATGCTGGTGTAGGAATTGCATCAACCGCATCTTTGAAGATTAATAATCAGGATGATTACG